GGAGATACCGCGCCACAGGCCGTTGACGATGTCGCGACCGACTCCGACCAGCCAGCCGCCGAAGTCCCCGAGGGCATCCCAGACGCGGCGCTGGATCCCGCGCACCCAACCGACGACCTCGGCGATCTTGTCGGCGACGGCGCGGACCGCGCCATCCCACCAGCCGCGGAACAACTGCCCGAGCCCGCCAAACCACCCGAGGATGCCCTTGAGGGCACCGATCCCGCGCGCCACGGTGGTCTTGATCCACTCCCAGGCGCTCCCGATGAACCCGGACACAGCCGCCCATGCCGCGGCCGTCCACCGCGTCACCGTCTCCCAGTTGGCGATGATCAACGCCACGAGCCCGACGATCGCGGCGATGACCAAGCCGATGGGACCTATGGAGACTATCCATGCCGCGGCCAGCACCGCGGCCTTCGCCATGGCGCCAGCAGCCATGATCGCCCACTGGGCGACCACCCGCGCCGCTGTGGCCACCATCGTCGCGACGGCGATAGCCGCCCCAGCCGCAAAACCGATGACCCAGGCACCGGCCATGACGAGGGCCTTCGCGGTCGCGGTAGCGGCCATCAGTGCCCAGCCACCGATCGTGCGGAGCACGACGAGGCCGTGGACGACCGCGGCCCTCGCGGCCGCGGCCTGGGCGAGCAGCCACGCTCGTGCCGTCTTGGCGGCAGCGATCACCGCCTGCACGCCCAGCGCCGCGAAGTGCAGCGACAAGGGCAGCAGGATCGGACTGAGGATGATCAGCGCTGGCACGAGACGATCGCTGATCCAGGATGCCACGCTGGCGATGACCAGACCGAGCGCGACGCCGTTGTCGACGAGGACGCCGATCACGTCGAGCGCTATGCCGAAACCGGTTGCCAGCGCCGACACCAGTCCCTCGACCACCTTTTTGTTCGCATCGAACCATCCGGCGAGTTGATCCATCTTCTCGCCGATCAAACCGAATACCCGAGTAGCGACGGGCTCCAGCGCGACGAAAGCCTTGTTCTTCAAGACCTGCCACGACTCCGCGAAATCAGCGGTGTCCGCTGCCGCACTCGATATGGTGTCTGACCCATCAGCGATCAACTCGGCAAGGCCCTCGATCGAAAAACGGCCCTCACGGATCGCGGCAGCCATCTCCGGGCCGGCCTTGGCGCCGAAAAGCTCCAGTGCTATGGAGTTGGCTCTACCGGCATCACCCGCGTGCTTGATTTCCGCCACGACCCGCTGGAAAGTGGCGATCGGCTCCTCACCGGCTTTCGCCATCGTGCCGAGCGACTTACGCATGGAACCCAGAACGAGCTCGGTGTTCACGCCTTCTTTCTCGAATTTCCCGAGAATGGCGAGGCTCTCCTCGAAAGAGAATCCTAGCTGGCGTAGAGGCACACCGAACTTGACGACATTCTCGGTGAGCATGCCGATTCCGGCGCCGGTTTGCTGGGATGCCCGAAAGATCTTGTCCATCGCCCCGGCCTGGTCTTCGGTTTTGATCCCCCAGTCGCCGAAGACCCGGGTGATCCCCTCTATGTTTGCTTGTAGATCGGTGCCGGTGATCCGCGATAGGTCCAGCACCTGAGCGGACAGTTTTTCCAGGCCAGCTCCGCCGATTCCCAGGCGCTGAGAAAGACCAGCGACGGCCTGACTGACCTCCTCGAAACTGCTCGGCACCTGAGTGCCCACGTTTTTCGCGACGTCGACCAGGCCCTCCAGCTTCTGGCCTGTCGCCCCGGTCTGAGTGCGGATGGTATCGGACACATCGTCGAATGTGGTGCCGATGGACAGCAGGCCGGCCCCAACCCCGACCAGGGAGGCACCGACCGCCGCACCTGCAGCCGCCACGCCCTTGGCCAAGACGCCAAACCGTGAGGAGACGCCGTCGACGTTTCCGGTGAGGTCCGAGGTGTTGCCCACGAAACGGACCTGCAGGACTCTATCGGCCACGCCTGCCCGCCTTCCTTGCCTGCTCCCGCCGGGCCTTGTTCATGTCACTGACGAGCTCATTCAGCTGCCATAGCCGGAGTGAGCGCACCTCGGTGAGGGTCAGGCCGTAATGCCCGACAACGGCGATGAGGGCGCGGAATCGTTGTCGGGCGTAGGAGGGAGGGGCGTGGACACCAAGCTCAGCCGCAACTTCCCGGCCCGTTCGTAGCACTCCTCCATCGTCAATTCCGGGTGCTTGCGGCGGTGACCCATCGCCGCGAGGACACGCAAGGCTCTTGACTGGCGAGCGTCAGGATCGCCGAGCATTTTCCCGACGCCGGATAGGCCCATGTCAAGTTTCTCCTCGATCCATTCGATCTCCTCGATCATCAGATCGTTCATATCCAGAGAGATCTCGTCTTCGGTCACCCGCGGAATCCAATCTGTGTGATGGCGTCGTCCAGTGCCGCCAGTGCCTCGGTGGTGACCGCTGCCCGTCCGGCATCCACTGCCGGGAAGATATGCGGGCGCGCGGGCTGGAAAACCCAGGTCTCGGTCCCGAACACGGGGTGACGGCCGCCGAACTCGTGGATACGGGCATGTTGAGCCTTGGATATCAGTCGTGCTCCCGTGTTGGTCGCCGAGGGACGGATACCCTTTCCGAGCGCGCCGGAGCGCTTGGGAGCTTGACGGCGCGCGTCTTTCGCGACCACGTCGACAGCCTTTCGGAGACGCACGCGGAAAGACTTCCCGACGGAGGGCTCAAATCTTTTTAGGTCTCGGAGAAAGTCGGCGAGACCCTCGATCTCAACTGCGGAGCGACGTGCGCCGGCAGGCATTATGGCGTCGTGTCGGTCGTGCGGTACAGGATGGTCAGCGCCGTGCCCGACGTGTTACCGAGGCACTTGAATTGCAAGGGCTGCTCGATGATTTCCGCGCCGCCCACGGTCGGTGTCTCGCCATCGAAGCGCACATTAGCCGTGATCTGAGTAGCGAATTTGAAAGCGCCCGAGATCGTCGCGCCCTCGAAGAGCAGCACGAGCGCCGCCTCGGTGCCGGTCACGAACCTGTTGTAGGCCGTCAAGTCCTGAAACTCGGTCCCGAGCTCGCCGGTGTACTCGCGCATGTCGGCCTCGAGCGGTTGCTTGCGCAACTGGGAGCCGAGGAAGTAGCGGTCATCGGCGAGGCCGTTGTCGGCTTCGAGGCTGAACGCCTTGACGTCGTGCGCGCCGCCGGCCAGCGAGAGCGACCCATTGACGAACGTCATCAGCGCCGTGGCGCTCGGGTAGGAGGCCGGGGCGAGAGCGGTCACGGTGTCCTCGTCCTCGCCCAGCAGCGTGGCGCTGACCTTAGCGATCTCACCGACGGCAGCCTCGATCTTCCAGCTGGCCACCCGGCAGCCGTGGTAGGTGAACGGTCGGGTTGTGCCGCCGACGTCTGTGCGTCCCACCTGCACCGTCAGTGACGTCGGGAGATCGCCCGGCGAAAAGGTGTGCTCCCACACCGTCGGGTTACCGCCGGCGTCAGGCTGAGCACTGGTGACCGCGCCGAGCATGTGTTTGAAGAGCAACCCGAAGCTCTTGTTCGCGAGCTCCATCTCGACGTCGCCGCCGACGCTTTTCTGCCCGGAGCTCCAGCGGTCCGAGCGCTGTATCCGGGTGCCCGAGCGCAGCGCTTGTGACTCGATCCGCTCGATCTCCAGTGCGAGCCCCTCGGAGAGGTATTCGTAGAAGCGCGTGACGGTGACCGGGGTGCCGTAAGTAGACTCCTCGGCGATGCCCAGCTGCGCGGACAGTCCGCTCGGAATGGGCACGATCAGTCACTCTCCTTTGTCTTACGGGCCTGTGCTTGCTCCCAGCAGTCCTGCTGGCACAGCCGCTCGCCCAGCTCGTCGGGAACCTCAACGGCCTGGCCTCGCGGTGCGGTAAGGCCGGTCTCGGCGATATCGACCGCGTCTATCGGCCCGGTGTAAACAATTCGCATCGAATGAACTCCTCCCTACCCTAGGGGAATAGCCGAGCCCGAACGGCGACCCGTACCTCGAACCGGGAACCGCGAGCCGAGTCTTTACCCTCGAACGGGCCGACAAAGTGCTCCCAGCCGGTGACCTGCGCCCACTGGATGTCGGAGGTGAGCTGCGGGGTCTCGGCGAGTAACTGCTGGACCTCGGTGAGCAGCGCCAGGGCCCGCAGGTCGGCGGCCTCCTGGCCCTCGCCCTGTGTCTTGAGCACTTGGATGAACAGGGTGACGGTGTAGTCCTCGTCGACTTTTTTCGTGCCCGCGCGCATTACCGGTATCCGGTTATCCGACTCGGCGCGGTCGAGCCAAATGTCCTCGCCGGTGATGTTGGTACTCGGGTACTGATAATTCACGGTGGCGCCGGCGAGGCCGGGCCGTGCTTCGAGAGCCGCTTTCAACGCTTGCTTGAAAGCGATCAACGTCGTGCCGACACTCAATGCTGGGCCGTCCTTGTTGGTTGAGTGGTCGACGGCCCGAGCTCCGAGTTACAAGAACATCGGATCCTGTATCTCGCCGTCGAACATTTGGCGGACCGCGCGAGGAACCGCGAAGGCCGGGAAGTTGGATTGCGGCACATCGAACTCACCGACCTGACCGGTCGAGTCCTCCTGCGAGCGCCAGAGGTTGAGCAGCATCAGACCCGCTGCCTTTTTAGCGTCTTCGTCACAGCTGGCCGTAGTGGCGAAGCGGCCGGCGACGTAGGTCACCTCGATGTTGCGGGCGCCGACCGCGAAGCTGACATCGACGCCGCCGCTGCGCCGGCGCAGCACGTTCGAGAGCAGCGTCGGGTCGGCCTCGTAGGTGTCGACGAGGTAGGCGTCGGCCGGCTTGGCGGCGTTGGTTTCCTCGGTGAGCACCGTCGCGACCGTGCCGGCGTACTCCGTGACGCTCGTGATGCTCGTAATCGGATGTTTCGCGAGGTAGATGCGGTGATCGCCGCCGCCGTCGCGCCTCTCGGTGATCGTGCGGCGCACCACTGGGCCGATGAGCCGATCGAGGCGCTTCGAGACCGCGGTGATCCAGCCGGGCAGCTCGGCGTCGTGCGCCGTGGTGCCGGTCAGGTTGAGCGCCGACTTACCCTCGGCGAGGGTGATGACGTCTAGCGTTGCCACCGGGTCACCGCCTCATGCGTAGACGAGCGTCGCCTCGGGCGCGGTGCCGGTGAGCGTCGCGTGCACGCCACCGGCGGCGTAGAGGTCGTGCAGGTCGGGCACACCAACCGACGTCGAAGCTGGCGCCTTGAGGGTGAAAAGGACCGCGCCGCCGGACCCGCCGGCGCGCACGACCAGCGTCGCGGCGTCGCTCCCCGCAGTGAGCGACGCCGCGCGCAGGTAGGTGTTTCGGGTGGCGACGTCGCCCGTAGCGGTCACTCGGGTCGACGTTGAGGACTTCACCGCTTGCGACCTGGCGTCGATCGGGGGTCCATCTGGGCGAGCGTGAGCACGCCGGGTGAGTCACGGATGACCCACTCGGCGTCGGCCTCGTCGAGATTGACCTCCTCGCCGGGCTGCCAGGGGCCGAAGGTGCCCGCGGCAGTGACCGCCGAGTAGGGATGCACGACGAGGTACCTCACGAGGACGCACCCACCAGGCCAAACCACGAGACGCCGTCGCACCAGACGATCGCCGCCTCGGCCTGCGTCGGGGTGACAATCGTCGCCGCACCGGCATTCTGAACGGTCAGGATCTCGGGGGCGTCGGCCGTGTTGGCGATGTAGAGGACCAGGCCGGCGCTGCTCGCCACGGCCGGCAACACCACGTTGCGGCCGGCGCCGCCCGGGTCGAATGCGAATGCGTTGTACTGCTGGACCTCCAGCGCGGTAATCGTGCGGTTACCGGCCAGCGTCTCGTTTAGCTTGGCCGTGATTCTTCCCAGCGCCATACGCTCAGGCATGATTTAGGTTCCTCCTGGTATTGGATTCCGGCGCCGATCAGGTGATGTTGCGGACAGTCGCAACGGACTCGATACCGGAGGCTGCACCGGTCGGGGTGAATCGACCGAAGCCCAGCCGCATCGAGTAGACGATCCGAGTCTGGTCGGTCGCGGGGATGCGCTCGGTCTCTACCATGACGCGCCGGCGCCATCCGGCCTTGAAGCCGCGCCGGTTGAAGGTCACCAGCTGACCCTTGGTGTTGTTCGCGGGGGTGACGGAAACCTTGCCATCGGCTTCGGTGCGCGGCACGGCAATCGAGGAGATCAGCCGGGTGCTGAGGATGCGGGCCAGCTCACCATTGAAGATGGTCGCGTTGTTGCCGTACTTGTCGAGCGTGAGCACTTCAGTGATCAGCGCGATCTTGTCGGCGGTCTCCGGGTCGGCGAGGTGGATCAGATCGTCGGGGTCGACGGGATGACCCCAGTCCACCAGCCGCGCACTGTCGATCATCTTGACACGCTGGCCGTTGATGAGGGTGAGCGTGATCGCGCCGGCAGCGTCAGTGTCGTTGGCGGTGTTGTCGACAAGACCACCGTGGCGGATACCGTCGAAGGCCAGGTAATGCTTGGTCGACTCGGGTAGACCATCATCAGAGTTGATATTGCCCGTGGCGGCGGCAGTGGTGTCACCATTCAGGACGAGCGAGTCCGAGTAGTGCGCCACCGAATATGCCGCCTGCCGGCGCAGGAACGGCACGAAGGCGATGATGGAATCTTCCTCCATTTCACCGGACCACATCTGATGAAGCACAAATTTCTTCGCGTCCACCTGCACCCGCTGACTACCGGTCTTCACGGTCGCATACGGGCTCGCGTTGGGCGTGCTCGACTCCGACACGAACAGCATTTCGGGAATGTCGACCTCGACCGGGAGGTAAGCGGTTGGGGTTGTCATCTCGAAAGAGTCGATCAGGGGGAAGACGCGGCCCAGCTTGCGCGGCGCCTCCCACAGCTCGCTGACGTACTGTGCGCCGATCAGCTGCTGGCCGAAGCCCGACTCGGCGGTGTCCATCGCGAGCAGGGCCCGCTGATAGGCGCCGGTCAGCTGATACTTGCCCTGCTTGGCCAGCTGCTTGTCCTCCCCGTGGAACTCCGAGACCGGAATCCGCGGGAACAGGTCGTCGAGAGCCTTGCGGTCAAGCTGGCGAACCTGGTCCTGCGGCAGATAGCGCGCCTCCGAGATCACCTCGAAAGTCTTCGCGAGCCCCTCGGAGGGGCCGTCGTACACGCCGGCGCCGCCGATCTTGCGCTGCCCGCGAAGGCTGCACTGGAGGTCGTAGAGGAACTCCACGTCCGCCAGGGACAGGCCCCAGCGGGCGTACTTGGTCCCGACGAGCTCGCGCCCTCCCGCGGCGGTCGGGCCGTGGCGCAGCTTGCGCACCCACTCGGCATCACTCTCGGCGAGGCTAGTCAGCTGCGTCTTGATGAGCTCGGCGAGCCGGGTATCGGACACGCCGTCGCTGATCTTGGTGTCGACGGCGTCGAGGCGCTGCCGGATCTCCGCGGCGAGCGCATCCAGGGTGATGTCAGGCACCTGGGTTTCCCTTCATTGGTGTGGGGGCCTCAATGGGGTCCGGCCGTGAAGGCCGGAATCAGGGGGAAAGCCGCGAGCACAGCCGCCGCAGCGCTTTCGGTGATGCTGCCGGCGTCGGGCCGGGGTTCGGGGATCCCGCGCCGCGCGAGCTCGGCGCGTACGGCGGCGTCGAGCTCGTCGCGGGTGATCGGCGATCTCGGGTGATGCTGCTCGTCGAACAGCTCAACGAGCTCGCGGCCGATCTTGAGGAGGCCAAGGCGTTGCTGCTCCCTCACGGCAGTGGGGTCGGCGGGCACTGTGACCGCGCTCAATTCGGCGAGGTCATAGAAGGCCTTCTCTTCGATCTCGCCGGGCTTCATTGCCCACCAGTTGAGCGGCGCCCCGTCCTCGTCCACGAAATCGAGCCCGACGCTCACGGCGTGCAGATAGCCGCGCCGGAACTTGCCATCGACCGTCGCGGCGAGCTCGTCGCCTTCGATGTCGAACGTCACCGTCGCCATCAGCCTCTTAGCGTCGGGATCCTTGCGCATCGCGGCCTTACCGATAGGCGGGATCCAGGAGGCGTGCATCCACAACACGACCGGATTGGCCGCGAAGTTGTCGACTCGCCAACCGTCGTGCCGCAACCTGAAGCCATGACGGTTCAGGATCTCGCTGCTCGCAGTGAATTCGAGCGGTCCGTCTTTGTTCGGCTTCTCGGTGAGCTCGGCGCGGGCATAGGCCAGCTGTCGATCGGTCATGGTGCGTGACTCCCGTTCAGGCTCCAGGTCTCCTCGGCGCGCAATCGCGCGAACGCCGCATCGACGTCGTAGAATTGCTCAGCGTCGGGCGTCGGCGCCTGGTCGCCAGCATCGCCGGCTGGCTTACTGTCGGCGTCGGTGACGGCGCCCTTGTTGAGCGGGCCCCACCAGACGTCGCCCCACTTGACCGGCGGCAAGCCTTGCTTGGCGCGCCATTCGTTGACGGTCAGCGCCCCGACCTCGATCGCCTGACGGTCCCGGTCCCACGTTTCGGTCTGCGCTTTCTGCAGGGCCGCGACGCCACTGAAGTCGTACTCGACATGGTCAGGTTTCTGCCGGCCGGGGCTGTTCGTGAACATCGGGAGGAACTGCTCACGCACCTCCAGCGCCCGCAGCGTGAGGTCGGGTACCAGGCCGTGCTCCCATAGGGCGACTTGGAACTCGCGGACGTTGGCGAGGGTGGCGTGCGCGAGGTCATTCAGCAGCGGAGAGGGGATCGAATAGGCATTGCAGACCTGGCGCATCGTGAGGTCCAGCCCGCCGAGGAACTCGGCATCCTTCGGGGTGACGCTGACTGCCTTGACCTCGGCCTCGTACCGCAGCACCGCCCAGCGGTGCGCCTTGTCGAGGCCGGCGAACCGCTTGTGTAGCCGATCCTCCAGCTCTTGCGCTTGGGTCGTCGTGAACTGAACACTCATGCCGTCTTTCTGCTTCGGCATCAGAAAGCCGGGCGATTGCATCCCGTTCTCGAACAGCTTGCGGTTGCTGAGCATCATGGCCGAGCCGGTATCGGCCGCCAGGCGAGCGGCGGCGATCGGCGACAGGGCCGCGTATTCGTCGAGAGGGTTCGGGTAGCGCTGCCACACGATCTCATCGGGACGGAAGGCGATCTCTTCACCGTTGACGCTCGACTTGTACAGGAAACCGGCGAGATAGTCCTTCTCGTGCGGCACTGGGAAGACCCGCGAGGGCTTAAGCCACCAAATTTGTGTCGGCGCCAGCCCCGGAGCACGCTCGACGGCCCACACACTCTCGCCCCATAGACACATGCACAACTCGTCCATGCGGGCCAGCCGGGGCCACGTCCAGTGCGGATTAACCTGCTGTAGCAGCTGCGCCGGCGCCGATTTGGGCAGCTGACGCTTCTTTTCGTCGTCTCCCGAGTAGAACTTGATCGGAACAGTGCTCGCGAGCCGCGCTCGGAGCATCGCAGCCGAGAAAATCTCATTGCTCGTGACGAGGTAATTGCCGTAGAACTCCGGTACAAAAACCTCGTCGTCGTGCCCAAAAGTCTTGTCGAAGGGCTCGACTACCGCCGGACCTACCGGATAGCTCAGTTTTCTGCGGCGAACCTCGGCGATCCTATCCAGTAGGTCCACCGCGGCGCTCCTTTGCCGACTCCCAGCCCACGATCAGCGCCGCCCACAGGTAGGAAGCCACGAGACGCATGAAGCGGACGGCACCGAAAGCGATAAAGCCGATCACGAAGAACGGCACGCCTATGAAGATTAGTAGCGCGCGTACCATATTGAACTGCACGGCCTTCGTTTCAATGCGCTGGATCGCCGCGGTGATCGTGCTCATGCAAGGTTTCTCCTTTAAGCCATGAGGCTGCCCTCGATGAGGCCGGCGCCGCCGTAGACCATGAGGCCGTGCAGGGCGAGCGTGACGGCGACCAGTGGTGAGATGTCCAGGTCTGAGGCCTTGCGACCCCATGCCCACGCGCCGTCGCCGACGTCGCGCTTCTTGGCCGCACCCGTGGCCGTGGTCAGCGGCGCCTGACCGAGGTGGCGCAGCCCGTCGCGCTCGACCGCGTTGACGGCCTTGAGGCACGCCGCGCACGCGCCGCCGTACTCGCGGCCGGTGATCAGGTGCAGCCGCACGCCGGCCTCGCGCAACGGACCGAGCAGGACCCGCGCCGGGCCATCCGGCTCGGCGAGCCAGATCGGGGACCACCGCTGGTCGAGTTCGACGATCCGAGGAACCATCCAGTCGATGCCGTCGCGGTTGTCGAGCTGGCCGCCGCCACCGGTGATCTCGACGTGCGGGATACCGTCACTGCGCCGGCCGGCGGTAGCGATCGCCCCGGACCGCTCACCGGGTGAGACGTCGAAGGCCATCACGGCGGGAGGGCCCTCGATAGTCGAGACGGAATCGGCCAGCGCCGCCCAGATCCGCCGGTCGATCAGATTGCCGTCGCCGATCCGCTTCGGCCACAGACCGAGGCACTCGCGGCCAAAGCCCTTATCGGAGAGCATCGTGCGAAGGCGCAGCATCTTCTCGGCCGTGAGCCGGTAGCCCAGTCCCGGGTTAGCGCGCTCCCAGTTCTCGCAGTCGTCTAGGTCAACCTTGTGCACCTCGTCGAGGCAGCCCTCGATGCCCCAGTCGCGGTAGCCGAGGCCGTCGTCGCCGGCGAGAGCACGGTCGCGCAAGTCGAATAGCGGCCAGCCGGTCAGGCCGTCCAGTGGTGGCGAGCTCGCGTAGCAGATCTGCGGGTTAGGCATGGCCAGCGTTGTCGGACCGAGTGCCTCCTTGTGTTCCTCTGTCAAGGCGAAGGCCTCATCGAGCAGGTTGCAATCGCCGCTCATACCTCGTCCGGTTGCCTTGGACCGGGCGATGAACTTGATGCGCGCCCGGGTGTCGAGGCGCTCGAAGGATTCCTCGCCGTTGGTGTTGTTTATCTTGATCCGCACCACGCCGTTGTCGCCCTCGATGGCGACGAGATTCGGCTTCAGCTCGTAGCCGAGCGTGTAAATCATCTGCTGCACGACGCGAAAAGACTCCAGCACCGTCGCGTACCGGTGAGCCGACCACAGGACCAGCCGCTCGGGCAGCATCAGCAGACCGAACAACGCCCGGGGAGCAAACAGGCCCGTGGTCTTGCCGTTCTGCCGGCTACACAGCTCGCAATACTCGAAGCACGCCCATTGTCCGTCGTCCCGGACGCCGAGCATGATGTCGAGGCCCTCACGCTGGTACGGGTACAGCGGCAGGCCTGCCGCAGCGGACAGCTCGGCGCACTCAGGGCCGAGGCTGTACGCCGCCTGCGGTGCCACCAGGATCCGTGGCTGCGCGCCGCCGCGCAGCGATTCGCGCACTAAGGTCGCCAAGTCCGTTGGCCCCCTTGGCAGGCTCGGTTACCGACTCACGTGATGACACCGGCTTAGTCGTCAATTCCAGTGCGGCAATGTCAGCCATAATGGCGCGAAGCTGGGCGGCGATCTGTGCGCAATTCGCTGGCGCACTCTCTAATTGCTCCGCAAGGTGATTACGAATAGCTCGCAGGGACCGGAGGCGATCACCCGTGCCAATGACCGCGATGAGATTGCTCACCATTCCCCCATTTCACAATGGCGAGATTTTCATTTAATTCACGCCTCGAAGTTCTGGCGCCGCCTTTGCCCAGGTCATTGACCTGCGGTTATCGCGGGGGGGAGAAAAAGTTCGAT